CTCTTCGCAACCCTCCCCGAAGTGACGGGGGGCTACCCGCTGGGGGCGACCCGATGATCGAAGACATCAAGTCGGGCGACCACCGCAAAGCGCTCATCGCCCTGAGGGACGTCCTCGCCGATCACCTTGCCGTGGCCGAGCCCAGCGTGTCGGCCCAGATCGCCGGCCGACTGCAGGCCGTCCTCAACGACATCGCCGCACTGCCGGGCGAGGTGGTCATGTCGACCACCGACCAGCTCCGTGCCAAGCGAGACCAGCGCCGCAGCGCTTGAGTCCAACAACAAAGTGACCCCCGCGCCGTGACGGGCCGGGGGTCTGACCGCAACCCGTGGAAGGGGTTCCGATGAAGACAGATCATACGCTGACCGGCGCGCGCTTGCGCCTCCTCACCGAGTACCGGGACGGTGCGCTGTACTGGCGCCCCGGATACGGCCGCACAAACGGCCCGCTCGGATCAAGGGCAGGCCGCCAGGGCCGACTGCAGGTCCATGTCGACGGCGTCGCCCGCTACGTCCACCGCCTCGTCTGGCTGTACCACCACGACGAGTGGCCCATCGGCCAGGTCGACCACATCAACGGCAACAAGCACGACCACCGCATCGAGAACCTGCGGGTGGTGACCAACTCGCAGAACGCCCAGAACCGCCGCATCCGTGGCGTGACGTTTGAGAAGCGACAGGCAACCAGGCCGTGGAGGGCTCGCATCATGGTCGATCAGAAGTCGATCAGCCTCGGCTACTTCGCAACCGAGGCCGAGGCGCTCGCCGAGTACCAGCGTGCCAAGTTGCTCTATCACGAGCCGTTCGCCACCGGCATCGCCGCCGCATGAGGGTCGGCGCTCAGACGCCGCGCCTGTCTCACGTCCCAGCGTTCACCCGCAACGACGCAGCCGAAGACGTCATCGTCATGGCTCGAGTGGCAGGGATGCCGCTTGACCCGTGGCAAGAGTGGGTCGTTCGCAACTCGCTCGGCGAGCTCGACGACGACCGATGGGCCGCCTTCGAGGCGGCGCTCATCGTGCCGAGACAATGTGGGAAATCTGCCCTCATCGAGGCGCTGATCCTCGCCGCCCTGTTTGTGTGGCGAGAGCAGACGGTCATCTATTCGGCGCACTTGTTCGCCACGGCGCAGGAGACGTTCACCCGGCTTCGGTCGCTGATCGAGAACTCCGAGTTCGCCGACGAGGTCGCCAAGGTCTACACGGCCAACGGCAAAGAGTCGATCATCCTGAAGAACGGATGCCGGGTCAAGTTCATGGCTCGCAGCCGTGGCGGCGGCCGTGGCTTCTCCGGTGACCGGATCATCTTCGACGAGGCATACGACCTGGCACCGACGTCCATCGGTGCGATGGTCCCAACTCTCGCCGCCCGGTCGATGCGGGGTGAAAGTAACCCGCAGATCTGGTACGCCTCATCGGCGCCTCATGTCGACTCGGTTGTGCTGCACTCAATCCGCAAGCGCGCCCAGTCCGAGGCACCCGGCCGGTTGTTCTTCGCTGAGTGGTCGGCGCCCGACGATGCGAGCGCTGACGATGTCGACGCCTGGTACCAAGCGAACCCAGCGCTCGGCATCCGCATATCCGAGGACTTCGTTCGTGACGAGCGAGCTGCCCTCATGCACTCACCGCAGGAGTTCCTACGGGAGCGTCTCGGCATTGTTGAGACGCAGGCCGGCGGGGGAGCGATCCCCCTTGACCAGTGGCAACGCCTCACCGACGCCGACAGCAACATCGTCGGCCCTCTGTCGATCGCGTTGGACGTATCGCCAGATCGCGAGTGGGCATCGTTCGCCGCCGCCGGCAAGCGTGCCGACGACGTCGACCACGTCGAGATCATTGACCGCCGCCCCGGCACTGGCTGGGTGGTCGATCGTGCCGCCGAACTGGCGTCAAAGTGGTCGACGTCGATTACCCTTGACCCGTCCTCACCGGCGGGTGGCTTACTCGGTGACCTGCAATCCGCAGGCGTCAGCGTCGCCGAGGTATCGCAGCGCAGCCACGCCCAAGCCTGCGGCGCCCTGGTCGACGCCGTGCGCAACGAGTCGCTGCGCCACCTCGGCCAGCCCTCGCTGTTGGCGGCGCTCACAGGGGCACAGAAGCGCACCACGGGCGACGTGTGGATGTGGTCCCGCACCGGCTCACACGTCGACATCACCCCGCTCGTCGCCGCCACCTTGGCACTGTGGGCCAGCCGCACCGCCGCACCCCCAAAGCTGACGCATTCGGCGTCGGCGTTCGTGTCGCTCGACGACTACTAGCCCGAGGAGGTCGCGCATGTTCACTGCCATGCAACTCGTCGGCCTGGTCATGGTCGTCGTCGGTGCCTTCATCGGCGCTGGCCTGCCCGGTGCCCTCGTCGGCGCTGGAATCCTGCTCACCTACTTCGGTCTGGCGGGTGAGCGCTGATGTTGTCGTCGATCTTCCGTCGCCCCGAGCAGCGCGCCCAGGCGACCACCTGGGGACTCTGGCCCGGCGAGATGACCCAGGTCGTCGGCGGCGTGTCGGTCACCGAGCAGACGTCGATGCAGTTGCTCACCGTCTACGGGTCGGTGCGCCTCATCTCCGATTCCATCGCCACGCTGCCGCTCGACGTGTATCGCCGCACCGGCGACGACGCCAAGATCGAGGTCGCCAAGCCGAAGTGGTTGCAGCAGCCGACGACGAACCTCGACTTCACCGCATGGGTGTCGCAGGTGTTGTCGTCGCTGCTGCTGCACGGCAACGCCTACGTCGTCGTCCTGCGCAATGAGGTCGGCGCCATTGTCGAGCTGATCCCGCTCGACCCGTCAAAGGTGCGGGTGACCCGTGATCGTGGCCGCCTGGCCTACATGGTGAACGGCCAGCGTGTCGATGCCGAGATGCTCCATCTCAAGGGGCTGATGCTGCCGGGTTCCGACGTCGGCCTGTCGCCGGTGGAGTACGCCCGCCAGTCGATCGGGCTCGGCCTGGCCGCCGTCAAGTTCGGCACCGGCTACTTCGAGGGCGAGGGCAACATGCCCGGCGTCATCGAGATGCCTGGCAGTGCGCAGTCCGAGACGCTCAAGGCCATCGCCGACCAGTGGCGCCGTCGTCGCCGTGAGGGCGGTCGCGGCCTGCCCGGCGTGCTGCAAGAGGGCGCCGTGTGGAAGCCGACCGGCGTCACGAACGAGCAGGCGCAGTTCCTCGCCACCCGCAAGTTCACGTCGGCCGAGATCGCTGGCCAGATGTTCATGATCGACCCGACCGAGCTCGGCATCGGCATCGAGGGTTCGTCGCTGACCTACGCCAACCTTGAGCAGCGCAACACCCGCTTCGTCCGGGTGACGCTGTTGCCGTGGATTGTGCGTCTGGAGAAGGCGCTGTCGGACCTGCTGGCGCAGCCCCGGTACGTCAAGTTCAACCTCGGCGCCCTGCTCCGTGGTGACCTGCAGACCCGTTATGCCGCCTACGCCGTCGGCATCGGCGCCGGGTTCCTCGAGCCGAACGAGGCGCGCGACTGGGAAGACCTGCCGCCGATGGACGACACGCCCGACGCCCCCGAGGTGGCCCCGATGGAGGAGAACGCTGCGCTGATGATGGCCGAGATGCGAGCAGCGATGGCCGAGCAGTCGACCCGCACGTCCGACACGCACATCCACCTGCCGGATTCGCTGCAGGTGGAGATGCGTCAGGAGCCGATCATCATCCCGGCCCCGATCGTCAACATCCCACCGGCGCAGGTCACGGTCAACGTCGAGCCGACACCGGTCACGGTGAACGTCCCGCCGGCTGAGGTGACGGTCAACGTCCCAACGCAGACCCCGCCGATCGTCTACGTGCAGCCGCAGGATTCCGGCGACGAGTCCATCACGTTCACGCGTGACCCGTCGGGCCGCATCGTCGGCGCCAAGAAGGTGACGAACTGATGGCCGACAACGTCGGGTACACCCCAGGAACCGGGGCAACCGTCGCTGCCGACGAGATCGGCGGCGTGCTGCACCAGCGCGTCAAGCTCGGCATCGGCGACGACGGCACCGCCGTCGATGTGTCCGAGTCGAACCCGATGCCGGTCACGCTCACGCAGGGCGAGGTCGTCGAGGCGCTCGAGGCGATGCGCATGGCAGTGCAGGCGCTCAGCCGTTCCATTGGCCAGTCGATGCCTGATGTGGCCGGTCGTCTACGTGTCGTGGTGGACGCCATCACTGGCTCTCTGACGTTGGCGACGATCACCACGGTCGGCACCGTCACGACGGTCGGCACGCTGACGAACCAGACGCAGGTCGGTGGTAACCCGGCATTCGAGCAGATTCCGGCACTGATGCGCCTCGGCGCTGACAGCCTCCGCAGAAACGTGAGCGTGATCTGATGGCAACGACCAACGGTAACCGCAAGATCCTCGACCTGAAGCGGTGGGAGTTCTGCACCCCTGCCCCCACGGCGACCGTGGCGGGCTCGTTCATCGCCTCGTCGCGCCACTACCGCCAGCAGCAGTTGTACGTGGTCAGCGCGACGGTGCAGTACCTCTACTCGGCGCAAGAAGACGCATGGGTGCAGATCCCGTCCGGCGCTCTCGCTGGCACGTTCGCTGTCGGTGCGTGCGGCACGGCCACGTCGGTCGGCCCGAGCGGCACGGCGACCGCTGGCACGACTTCGACGATCACGACGAACCTCACCCTGGCCCGTGACCTGCGTGGGTACTCGATCCACATCACCGGCGGCCCGAACGCTGGCGCGACGCTGGCGATCTCGTCGAACACGGTCGGCGCCACCTCGGTCATCACCGTCCCGGTACAGGCGTCGGCGTTCACAGCGTCGACCACGTTCCGCCTCCTCACGCCCCGCTGGTACGTCCTGAACGCCATCACGGCGTCGGGCACCACCACGGCCAACGTGTTCAAGTTCTACGACTTCGCCCTCAACACCTGGGGCGCAGCCGAGACGGGCGCCACCGACGGCATCGCCCCGGCGGCAGTGATCGGCACCGACTCCAAGTTGATCGCGACACCGTCGTGGCAGGGCGAGGGCTATGCAGCGTTCGCCACCGGCACCGCCACGGCGGGCGGTGCATCGACGCTGACGAACTCGGCGAAGACCTGGACCGTGAACCAGTGGACGAACTACCAGGTCCGCATCGTCAGCGGCACCGGCGCCGGGCAGATCCGCACCATCGCCTCCAACACCGCGACGGTGCTCACCACCTCGGCGGCATGGACGACGAACCCCGACGCCACCTCGGTCTACTCCATCGAGGGCAACGACGACTTCATCTACTACATGGGCTCGGCGGCGGTCACGTTGTACCGCTACTCCATCTCGGCAGGCACCTGGACAACGCTGTCGCCAACCGCTGCCCGTGCCGGTGCCCCGGCAGTCGGCATGTCAGGGCACTGGGTCTGGGAAGCCACCGACGCAGCGTGGGCGAACGAGTCGGCCATCCTGAACGGCCGGTACATCTACAGCTTCCGAGGCGGCGCTGGCGCCGTGCTCGACCGCTACGACATCGCTGCGAACACCTGGGCGAGCGCTCTGACGTACGCCCCGGCGACCGAGGTGTTCGGCGCTGGATCGAAGTACGTGTATCGCAACAACGCCATCTACGTCCAGAAGGACGCGACCGGCCGATGGTTCCGGTACAACGTCGTGACCAGCGAGCAGGACGGCTGGTCGACGATGACGTACACCCAGGGCGCAGCCATCGCTGGCGACACGAGCTTCGACGTCCACTACGCCGACGGCGCCACCAAGATCGACTACGTCTACATGGTGCTCAACACCAGCACTGTGATGCTGCGGGCGATGGTCATCTGATGACCGTCGACGACCTGATCCGTCAGGCCCGCACGTGGGTCGCTCGTCAGACGGTGCTGCGTGCCGAAGCGGCGCGCCTCGGCGACTCGGCAGCCATCGCCGCCGCCGACGCCGAGATCGCCACCACCGAGGACATCATCGCCACGCTCGAGGCGCTGTAGTCGAGAGGAGCGGCCGTGCTGCTCACGCTGCTGCAGTCACAGGGATCGACACCGCCCGAGCCGCCGCAGGACGATCCCGGCAGCGGCAGCAGGACGTTCGTCGGCCTGCCGGTCAAACCCCTCCGTCGCACCGTCGACGAAGAACTTGAGGCGATCCTCGCCTCGCTCCTACTGCTCACCTGAGGAGGTGCTCACATAATGATCGACGAACGCGGCACTGGCCGCCAGATCCGGCACTACGACCTGACCGACTTCGAGTTCCGCGAGGGCGGCGACAACGGCTACACCTTCGAGGGCGTGGCATCGGTCGTCGACGCGCCCTACACGGTGCACGACATGTTCGGCACGTTCACCGAGACGATCGCCGCCGGCGCCTTCACCAAGACGCTGCGCGACTCCAAGGCCGACGTGGCGCTGTTCATCAACCACGATCACAAGGGCATCCCGCTCGCCACCCGTTCGGCTGGCACGCTGCGCCTGGTGGCCGACCCGGACCTGCGTGTCTCGGCCGAGCTCGACCCGGCCCGCAGCGACGTGCAGAACCTGCGCAGCGCCGTGACCCGTGGCGAGATGCGCCAGATGTCGATCGGCTTCACCGTGCCCAAGGCGCGAGACAAGTGGAACGACGACATGACCGAGCGCACCATCAAGGAACTCCAGCTGTTCGAGGCGTCGGTCGTGTGGCAGGGCGCCAACCCGTACACGTCATCGTCGATGCGTTCGTTCGACGAGATGCTGGCATCGCTCACCGATGCCGAGATGACCGACGACGAGGTGCGTCGCGCGCTGGCCTTCTTCGAGGCCCGCCTGCCGCAGCCACCCGTCGACACCTTCGCCGACCGTGACCGGATGGACCGGGAACGGCTCGAGCGCAAGCGTCTGTTGCGCCCTGCGCTGACCTGACGCTGCACCTGCGACCCGCTCCCCACGCCGCACGCCGCCGCAAGGCACCTGCACCTGACGAGACCCGTCGCGACACCCAACCCCCTGTTGGACGGCCCACCCCGGGCACGTCGCACACTCTCCCGAAAGGACACCACCACGATGGACATTCGTGCACACGTCGAGAAGCTGAACGAGAAGCGCCTGCGGGCGTGGGACGCTCAGAAGGCTGAACTCGACAACACCGCAGGCCGTGAGCGCACGGCCGAAGAGCAGGCCCGCATCGAGCGGATGGACGCCGAGATCGACGAGCTCGACGCCGAGATCCGTGAGTACGTGATGCGCGAGCGTCGCGAGAGCGAGGCCGCCCAGTTGCGCGAGGCTCAGGCCCGCGTGTTCAGCAGCGACCCCGGCGTCGCCACCCCGCAGCAGGCCGTGAACGAGCTGCGCTCGTTCCTCGACGCCTGCATGCGTGGCGAGAAGGTCTCCTTCGAGGTCGACATCCGCTCGGCCGCCAAGGAGCGCGAGTTGCTCCGTCAGGGCGCATCGCCGATGGAACTGCGTGACCTCGCATGGGACACCGGCTCGGCCGGTTCGCTCGTGCCGACCACGCTGGCCCGCACCCTGTACGAGTACATGGAGGCGTCGAACGGCATCTTCCGTGCGCCGACCACCAAGCTCAACACCACCTCGGGCGAGCCGCTCGACCTGCCCCGAGTGTCGGCGCACACGATCGGCACGCTCGTCGTCGCTCAGGGCACCGCCATCGGCGGCACCGATCCGACCTTCGCCCGTACCCGCCTCGACGCCTTCAAGTACGGCGCCCTGGCGGTCGTGGCATCCGAGGTCGTCACCGACTCCGGCATCGACATCGAGGGTTTCCTCGGCCGCAACATCGGCCGTGCGCTCGGCCGTGTCATCGCCACCGACCTCGTTGCTGGCTCTGGCTCGGGGCGCCCCAACGGCATCATGACCGCCATCGTCGGCTCGGGCACCATCGCCACCGGTGGCTCGCTCATCACGCCGACGGTGGAGAAGCTCATCGACCTGCAGTACAGCGTGAACGACGAGTACCGCAGCTCGCCCGACGCCGCATGGCTGATGAACGACTCCACGGCTGGCACGCTGCGCAAGCTGCGCGACGGCGCAGGCGGCACCATCGGTGCGTTCCTGTGGCAGCCGTCGCTCACCAACGGCATCATCAACGGCCAGCCCGACCGTCTGCTCGACAAGCCGGTCTACACCGACCCGAACGTCGCCGCTGCCGGCTCGAACAACAAGACGGTCGCCTTCGGTGACATGTCGGCCTACTACGTCCGTACCGTGGGCAACCCGGTCATCGAGCGTGACGACAGCCGATACTTCGACACCGACGAGATCGGCTTCCGTGGCAAGTGGCGAGTGGACGGCGACCTGCTCGACGCCGCCGCCGTGAACGTCATGAAGCAGAGCGTCTGACCTTCCAACGCCCCCAGCGTTGACGATCTCCCGGGCAGGAGAAGCGCCAGGTGCCGCGGCGCCTCGCTCTCCTGCCCGGGGGCCATACCCCACACCCCACCCCCTGCCCGGAGGAACCATGCCCATCCACCGCATCCCTCGCGCCACCATGCACGAGGATCTGCACGCCGTCGAACGAGATGGCGAGCAGGTCGTTTCCGTCGCCGCTGACGGTCCCGAGTTCGTGCTCGTCGGCACCATCACCGTCGGCCAGCGCATCGAGTACCGCACGCACGCCGCCCGGGTGGGTGCCGCATGAAGTTCTTGATCCACGCCAACTCGCCCGACTCGCCCACCGGCTACGGCGTGCAGTGCCGACACCTCGTCACTCGTCTCAAGCGAGACGGCCACGACGTCGCCGTCGCCTGCACCTACGGCCACCAGATCGGCGTCAAGCAATGGCCGACGCCCTACGGCCCGGTCACGCTCTACCCGTCCGGTCGGCTGGAGAACTCGATCGACATCCTGCGCGGCCACGCCGAGCACTTCTTCGAGGGTGACCTGTCGTCGGGCTGGGTGATCCCGCTGACCGACGTCTGGGTGCTCGGCCGGGTGCCGATGGACGACCTGAAGGTGCTCGCCTGGACGCCCGTCGACCACTTCCCCGCACCGCCGGCCGTGGTCAAGTTCTTCCACCGCTCGGGCGCCATCCCGGTGGCGATGTCACGGTTCGGCGAGCAGCAGCTCATCGAAGCCGGGCTCGACCCGCTGTACGCCCCGCTGGCCGTCGACACGGCCGACTACAAGCCGACGACGCACCTCGAGATCAACGGCGAGACGCAGGACGCCCGCACGGTGTTTGGCATCCCGCAGAACGCTTTCGCCGTGCTGATGGTCGCCATGAACAAAGACCCGAAGGACCGTAAGGGCTTCAATGAAGCCTTTCGGGCGTTCGGTGCGTTCTGGAAAGAGCACCAGGACGCCGTGCTCGTCGTGCACTCCGACCGGTTCGGCATGGACGGCAGCGGCATCGACCTGATCGAACTCGCCAAGCACGCCGCCATCCCGGTGCACGCGCTGATCTTCACCGACGCCTACGCCCACCGCATCGGCTTCTCGCCGAAGATGATGGCGGCGCTCTACAGCAGCTGCGACGTCCTGCTCGCTCCGAGTCGGGGCGAGGGGTTCTGCGTGCCGATGATCGAGGCGCAGGCGTGCGGAACGCCCGTCATCGCTTCCGACTTCTCGGCACAGAGCGAACTGGTCGGCTACGGCTGGTCTGTCACCGGGCAGTTGGAATGGGACGCACCGCAGTCGGCGAGCTACCTGTGCGCCTCGACCATCGACGTGTACCACAAGCTCTGCCAGGCGTACAAGGCTGACCTGGCGCAGATCGCCGAACTCAGCATCGGCTTCGCTGCCAAGTACGACGTCGAGAAGGTTTGGTCGTCGTACTGGCAGCCACTGATCGCCAACCTCGAGCCGCAGCCGCCGGCCGCCGACAAGCCGCCGATGGAGCGGTGCGACGTGATCGTGCCGCTGATGCGTGACGCCAACCGGGACCGGTTCGAGTTGTCGCTGTGGGCAACGGCACCGGCGACGGTGAGTTTCATCGTCGGCGAGGAAGGCAAGACCTACGCCGAGAACGTCAACGCCTGCGTACGCAAGTCGTCGGCCGACTGGGTGCTCGTCGTCGGCGACGACTGCGAGTTCACGCCCGGCTGGTTCGAGGCTGCGCAGGCGCTCACCGACCGCTTCGACGTGGTCGGCACCAACGACTCCGAGGCTGGCCGGGTCCGCAACCCGGCGGTCGCCAACGGCTCGCACGCCGACCACTTCCTGATTCGGCGCAGTTACATCGACGACGAGGGCTCCACCCTTGACGGCCCCGGTGTGGTCATCTCTGAGGTCTACCGGCACTGGTACTCCGACAAGGAGGTCATCGAGCTGGCCAAGGCGCGAGGCGTCTACGGCCACGCTCACGACTGCCGGGTGATTCACCACCACCCGGGCTACGACGGCAACGAGTCCGCACGCGAGGCCGACCCGATCTACATGGCGGCAGTCGACGCCAGCGAGGCCGACCGCAAGACGTGGATGAGCCGGGTGCCGATCATCGCTGGCTACAAGGCGGGCCGCAAGTGACCCGCCCGAAGGTCATCGACGCCTTCCCGTTCAACAACGAGCACGACATCCTCGAATGCCGACTGGTCGAGCTGTACGACTCGGTCGACGCCTTCGTAGTCGTCGAGGCCACACGGGACCACCAGGACCACGCCAAGCCGCTGTGGTACGCCGAGCACGCCGAACGGTTCGCCCCCTGGGCAGACAAGATCGTGCACGTCGTCGTCGACGAGGGTGAGATGCCGAGCAAGGCGCAGGACAACGATCCCTGGGCACGAGAGCACGCACAGCGCGAGTTCATCGGCCGAGGGCTGGCACGGCTCGACCTGAGCGATCACGACGTGATCCTGCAGTCCGATGTCGACGAGATCCCGAGGGCGTTGCACGCTCGCAACTGCCGCCCGCAGGGGTTCTGGTCGTTCGGCCAGCGAGGGCACTTCTGGGCCGTCGACTGGCTCTACCCGCACCCGTGGTACGGCACCGTCGCCGCCACGGTCGGCCACCTCGCCAAGTTCCCCGAGGCGCGCCGGTTCTCCTACATGCGCGACGTGCGCATGACGGCACTGTGCCCGCCACACCTGCAGGACGCCGGCTGGCACCTGTCTTGGCTCGGCGGGCCGGAAGCAGCGATCCGCAAGGTTGGCAGTTTCTGCCATCCCGAGGTCGAGGACCAGATCCGAGACGGCCTCGAGCGCGACACGTTCTACCGAGACGGCATCCACGTCGACGGCACGAAGATGAAGCCCGTCGACGTCGATGAGTCATGGCCGAAATGGATCGTGGAGGGCCACGCCCCGGCGTCGTGGTATCGGCCCCGATGAGCGCCGACCTGCTCGACCTGCAGTACGCCGAGGCGTGCAAGACGCCATCGGACATCTACCTGCACCTTCCTCGGATGGTGCAACTCGTCGAACAGCTCGACGCCCAGCACGTGCTCGAGCTCGGCTCTCGGTCGGGCGTGTCGACGATCGCCTGGCTGCACGCACTGCAGCGCACCGGCGGTCGGCTCACGTCGGTCGACCTGGACGCAGCACCGGCCATCGGTGAGCACGACAACTGGACCCACGTCCAGGGCGACGACACCGACCCGGCACTGGTGGCGGCGCTCGACCCGGCCGACATCGTGTTCATCGACACCAGTCACCTGTACGACCACACGGTGCAGGAGTTGGCGATCTACCGCTGGCTGGTGCGTCCCGGCGGCGTCATCTGCCTGCACGACACCGAACTACCGACGCCCGAAGGCGCACCGCCCCGGCCGCTGTACCCGGTGAAGAAGGCGGTCACCGAGTTCATCGCCGAAACCGGTTGGCAATGGCACAACTTCCCCGACTGCTGGGGGTTCGCCGTGATCCGAGTTCCTGAGGAGTGACATGGCCATTACCAACGGGTACTGCACCCTCGCCGAACTGAAGCCAGAGCTGCGCATCCCGACGCTGACCGACACGGCCGACGACACCCGGCTCGAGGTCGCCATTGCTGCAGCGTCCCGCCAGATCGACGCCCACTGCGGCCGATTCTTCTGGCGCGAAGCGGGCACGCACACTCGCGAGTTCTACGCCAACGACCACCGGCGATGCGAGGTTGACGACATCTCCACGGTGACCGGGCTGATCGTTGAGGTCGACGACGATGACGATGGCGTGTTCGAGACGACGCTGACCATCTCGACCGACTTCATCCTGCGGCCGCTCAACGCCTTCGACCGGGTGCCGGTATGGCCGTACGACGAGATCGTGTTGGTCGATGCGATCAACGGCAACTTCCCGATGTCGCAGTCGGGCCGACCTGGCGTACGCGTCACGGCTCGCTTCGGCTGGCCAGCGATCCCCGACGACGTGAAGAAGGCGTGTCTCGTGCAGTCGGCCATGCTGTTCAAGTCGGCGGACGCTGTGTTCGGTGTGACCGAGTTCGCCAACGCCGGCGCTGCCATGCGGGTCGGTCGCACGATCAACCCGATCGCAGCGGCGCTCCTCGAGCCGTACTGCAAGCCGAGGGTCGGCTGATGCCGACGGTGCAAGACGTGCGCTCGGCGCTCGCCGACGCCATCGCCGTGACCGGGCTTCGTTCGGCGCCGATGTGGCAGGACACATTCACCGCACCGATCGCCATCATCACTCGACGAGAGTTCGACCCTCGGCTGGTGTTCACGTCGAACAGGGCCGCCTACCAGTTCACCGTCACCATCTACGCCGACCGGACCAATGAGCGCACGGCGCAGATACTGCTTGACGACTACTGCGAACTGAGCGGCGCCGGGTCGGTCGTGGCAGCGATCCAAGACGACGCCAACTGGTCGAGCGTCGACATCGACTACGTGCAGGTCATCCGCATCGGCGAAGTCACGGCGTCGTCGCAGGGTGAGTCAAACTACCTAGCCGTGCCGCTCGACGTGGAGGTCGTGTTCTGATGGCAATGAAGACCGCTCAAGCCAGCAGGGTCGCCGTAGGGCTGCTCAACGCTTCCGGCTACACCAAGGGCTACTCGCTCACGGCGCAGACCGTTGCGCTCGACACGACGGTGCTGACCGACACCGCCAAGACGTTCGTCGTCGGGCAGGACGAGTCGTCCGGGTCGCTCGACATGCTGTTCGACACCGTCGGCACCACGGCGCTGCAGTTCGACGCGTTCAAGTCGCAGAAGGCGACCGGGCCGTACCCGCTGACGTTGTGCCCTGACGGGTTTGCTGTCGGCGAAGTGGCCGTGATGGTGAACGCTCACCTCGGCAACTTCACCGGCGCATCGTCGGTATCGGATCTGGTGACGTGCTCGGCGGCGTTCCAGTCGACCGGCAACTTCGACGTCGGCCTGGTGGTCGAGGACTTCACCGCCATCACCGCCGACACCACCGGCACCGCACGCGACCAGACGGCCGCCACGGCCAACGGTGGCGTGGCGCACATCCACGTCACGGCGTTCTCCGGCCTGACCAACAACGCCTGCCGCATCGAGCACAGCGTCGACGGTTCGACCAGCTGGGCGACGCTGGCCACCTTCGCCACCTACACCGGCGTCACCTCGGAACGTGTCGAGGTCGCCGCTGGCACAACGGTCCGTCGATACCTCCGGGTGGTCGACGACGTGACGGGCACCGGCTCGACCACTCGGTTCGTGTCGTTCGCTCGCCGCTAATCACACCACCCCCATCACCAAGGAGTCCCGATCATGGCTTTCCGTGCAGGTACCACCACCTTCATCGCACTCGACGGCGTCAACGGCGCCGGCACCAACGTCTCACGCTTCGCTGACTCGTTCGACTGGCCGCAGTCGGTCGAGACGCAGGACGTCAGCGCCTTCGGCACCGCCGCCAAGGCGTTCATCAACGGCCTGACCGACGGCGACACCGTCTCGATCAGCGGCCCCTACGATGCCCCGATGTTCTCGTTGCTGACCGGCGTGAAGGCGGCGCAGTCGGCGGGCTCGTCGACGATGACGATCCTGTGGGGTCCGGGCGGGTCGGTGTCGGGCGAGGCCCGTGTCACCGCTGAGGCGTGGGTGACGAGCGTGTCGCTGTCGTCGTCGGTCGGCGGCCGTGTCGAGTTGTCGGCATCGCTGCAGGTGACCGGCGCCGTCACGAACAACACCTGGTAATGGTCTGATCGTGCCGACGTTCAACTCGCTCGCTGCTTTCGAGCGGGAACTGGCGAAGTTCGGCAAGGAGTTGGAAAAGGTCGAGCGGAGCAGGATCACGCGCGAGCAGGCCGAGGCGATGCAGTCGATTGCGACCCGTGTCGCCTCGGCCGACCTCGGCGGTGATCCAAAGTTCTCTGGATGGGCACCAACGCTTGACACGCAACTCAAAGAGTTGAGCAGCGGCGCAACCTTGCTGACCCCGACCAAGACCAGCGCCGGGCCGTGGACCGTGGCTGAGGTTGGCCGCAACCAGGGCAATGCCGGCGGATTCGCCGGGCCGGGCCTGAACACGCGCACCGGCAACACCGGCCGCAAGAAAGACGGCTCGCTGCGCAAGGTTCGCGAGCGCAAGGCCAAACGGTGGAACGGCTACACCCGAGGCAAGGGAACGGCGACCGAGACGCGCAAGCAGACTGAGCGGCTCGTCGAAGAGATCGCAGTCAAAGGGCTACGGCGCACCAGCCGCAAGTATTTCGACGTCGACTGAGGCGGTGATTCATGGCCAACCGGATCACTACGCTGTTCGACCTCGACGCCAAAGGGTTCGACAGCGGACTGAAGAAGTTGCGCACCGAGGTGGCCAAGGCCGACGGCGCCGTCAACAAACTCAAGACCGCAGGCTCCGGTCTCGGAACGATCTTGCAGGACAACCTCGCCAACGCTGCAGTCGCCGCCGGCGCCGCCTTGCTCGCCTTCGGCGTGAAGTCGGTGCAGGCGTTCCAGGACACGGCGCTCGCCGCTGGTCAGTTCAGCGACGCGACCGGCCTGGCCGTCGATGAGGCCAGCCGCCTCATCGAAGTGGCGGGCGATATTGGAATCGAGGCCGGAACCGTCGAGACGGCGCTCGGCAAGATGAACAAGACGCTCGGCGCTTCGCCGCAGTTGTTCACTGACCTCGGCGTCGAGATCGCCAAGACCAACACCGGCGCCACCGACGTAAACGGCACCTTCCTGAACGTCGTCGACCGGTTGAACGCCATCGAGGACCCGGCTGAGCGGGCGCGTGTTGCGTCGCAGTTGCTCGGCAAGGGCTGGCAGGGCATGGCCGAGCTGATCGGCCAGGGGTCAAGTGCGCTGAAGGCGTCGCTCGCTGGCGTCGCCGACGCCCAGGTGATCGACGAAGACGAACTGGCGAAGGCTCGCAAGTTCCGTGACAGCATGGACGAGCTGAACGACAAGTTGCAGGCCGTCATGATGACCGTCGGCGAGTCTCTCGTTCCGGCGCTGTCTGATGCTGCCGAGACCATCGGCACAGTGACCGACGCGTTCCAAGCGGCCAGCGGCGCCGCCGAGGATCTGACCGGCACCGATCTGGCCGGATGGGCAACCAAGCTCACCAAGACGTTCGGCATGACCGGCGACGCAATCGACTGGTTTACGGAGAAGCTCACTGGAACAGACAACGTCACGGGTCGCGCCGTGGCCGGAGTAAAGGCGCTGGTCGGCGCCACTGATGAAACCACCACCGCCATCGAGGCGGGCACCGATGCCGCCGCCGCAATGGCGGCGATGTACGCCGAGCGGGTCGTGCCGACGGTCGATACTGCAACGACACACGTCGAGGATCTTGAGGCGGCAACCGCCGACCTTGACGACACCTACAAGGCGTTCCTCGGCAGCCTTGACCAGCAGGACGCATGGGACGGCTTCTTCGAGAAGATGTACGTCTACCATTCTGAGACGGGCCGCAGCGCCCAGGAGACTCGCGACTACACCCGAGACATCGCCGAGATGGTGATGGCGCTAGAGAACGTGCCGCCCGAGACGAAGGCGCAGATGATCGCCACTCTCGACGAAGGCAACATCGCCGCCATTGAGAGCCGCCTGAACCAGTTGGCCCGCAACCGTGTCGTGTCGATCGGCGGCCAGCTCGTCGGCGGCGGTCTGCGTAACGAGATGGAAGGCCGCGCCATGGGCGGCCCGGTGACCGCTGGCACGCCCTACCTCGTCGGCGAGCGTGGCCCGGAGGTCATCGTGCCCGGCCGGTCCGGCACCGTCATCCCGAACCACCGGCTCGGCGGCGGCGGCGTGAACGTCACCATCAACATGCCGCCGGGCAGCAACGGCCATGACGTCGTGGCAGCGATCCAGCAGTACGAGAAGCGCAACGGGAAGTCGTGGCGCTCGTGAACAGGGAGGGGCCGACATGGCTAAGTACCAAGTGAGTGTGACGACACCGGCGGCGACTGCTTCGGCGGCGTTCGCCACGATCCGTGCGGGCGCATCGTCGCGTGTGCGGCTGCTCGAGTTGGGCGTGTTCACCAACGCTGCAACCGCAACAAGCGTGGCGCTCACCCGTGCCACCAACACGTTCGTGCCGACCACGTCGATCATCGGCCAGCCGTACGACACCGGCGACCCCACGTCGATCGCCAACGTCGACACCGCCTGGTCGACGGCGCCGACGGTGACGATCGCCAACTCGCTGCGCCGCATCGCTCTGCCCGCCGCCATCGGTGCGGGTGTGATCTGGACGTTCGATCCGATGTTCGCTGTCGGCCCTGCCGGCGTCGGCGGTCTGGTGCTGTGGAACTTCGGCTCCGGTGCCGGTAGCGCACTGAACGTCTACGCCGTCTGGGAGGAATAGCCGATGCGCGCCGTGATGGCGCCGAAGCTGTCCACCGGACAGGGCGTGCTGACCGCAC